AGGAGCTGCAGCGGCAGACCGACTACCGCCACGCCAGCAGCTCGCGCGTAGGCGCGGCGCCGGCGCGCCAGTTCCTGGGCAAGGGTGACGACAGCATCACCCTGCCCGGCTGGCTCGCCCCGGAGCTCGCCGGCACGCCCAGCAGCCTGGACGTGCTGCGCTACATGGCTGGTACCGGCGGCGCCTGGCCGCTGATTGAGGGCAGCGGGCGGATCTACGGGCTCTGGGTGATCGAGAGCATCACCGAGACCAAGACGCTCTTCTTCCAAGACGGCACCCCGCGCCGCATCGAATTCAGCATCGCCCTCAAGCGCGTCGACGACGACACCGGCCGCGAGCTGCTCGGCGCTGGCATGGCCGGCATGGGCACCCTGCTGAGGAAGCTGCTGTGATCCAGGAGCTGCTCGACACCGCCACCGGCCAGCTACGCACCCTCGGCCGCGACCTGGTGCAGGGCGCCACCTATGCGCAGGCCCGCTACCAGATCCTGGTCGACGGCCAGGACATCAGCGCCCTCATCGCGCCGCGGCTGATCAGTCTGGATCTGACGGACAACCGCGGCCTCGAGGCCGACCAGTTGAGCCTGGTGCTGTCCGACCACGACGGCCTGCTGGCCATCCCGCCCCGGGGCGCCAAGATCCGCCTCTGGCTGGGCTGGTCCACCACCGGCCTGATCGACAAGGGCAGCTACATCGTCGACGAGACAGAGCACAGCGGCGCCCCCGACGTGCTCAGCATCCGCGCCCGCAGCGCCGACCTGCGCAAAGGCCTTAAGACCAAGCGGGACCAGAGCTACAGCGCCACCACCCTGGGCGCCGTGCTGCGCGTCCTGGCCACGCGCCAGGGCCTCACCCCGCTCATCGCGCCCGACCTCGAGGCGCAGCCGATCCTGCAGCTGGACCAGACCGGCGAATCGGACGCCAACCTCCTGACCCGCCTGGGTGAGGACTACGACGCGGTGGCCACCGTTAAGGCGGGCCGGCTGCTGTTCCTCCCGGCCGGCGGCGGCAAGGCGGTCAGCGGCGCCGACCTGGGCCACGTCACCCTCACCCGCAAGGATGGCGACCAGCACAGCTACCTGCAGGCCGACCGTGAGAGCTACGACGCCGTGCGCGCCTTCTACTACGACGTCAACAGCGCCAAGAAGAAGGAGGCCATCGCCGGGGGCGGCGAGAACGTGAAGGACCTGCGCCACACCTACGCCGACGAGCTCTCCGCGCTGCGCGCCGCCCGGGCCGAATGGAACCGCCTGCAGCGCGGTACCGCCACCCTCACCTACCAGCTCGCCCTGGGCCGGCCTGAGCTCATGCCCGAGCTCACCTACACCCTGCAGGGCGTGAAGGCCGAGATCGACTCCATCATCTGGTACGGGGGGAACGTGCAGCACAGCCTCACCGCGGACGGCGGCTACATCACGCGCCTCGAGCTGGAAGCCAAGCTGCCGGAGGACCTGGTAGCCGACCTGGTCGACGAGATACATGGCGACTACACCGGCATCATCGCCTACTACCGCGATCCCAAGACCGGCAAGGAACACACCCTTACCGAGGGCGACCAGAGCAAACCGCGGCGGCTGCGGTATCTCTACGCCACGAAGGCGACGGCGAAGCGGGCGGTAGAGCGGGAATGGAAGCGGCTGCAGGAAACTCACTCAGCCTGAAGCTGGCTATATCACCTACCGGCTTCCTCAAGTGTCTGGCTGACGATACGCGCGGGCGGATCATGCTCTGCGCCGAGGCGGAACTGTGCGTGTGCGAACTCATCCACGCGCTCAATGACAGCCAGGCGAAAGTCTCACATTACCTCGCGTAGGTGCGTTCCTGCGGATTGCTTGAGGACCGGCGCCAAGGACAGTGGATCTACTACCGGCTGCATCCCCAGCGTCTAGACTAGGCCCGGGAGATTCTGGAGGTGACGCTCAGGGCCAACCTGCCGTGGGTACAGACCCAGTACGACCTGGTGCTGGATGTTATGGAGGAACTGATAAACTCACGCTTCTTATTAGAGTTCGGAAAACCTATTCCGTTGATCGGTCTCTGTACACATGGAAAGTCCCAAACCACTCTATGCGCGGGTCAATCAGCGCTCGATTTGATCGAATCCGTCCGATGCGCCCGGAGACGGATCAATCCCTGTTGATACAGATGATCGAATACTGCGATTAACGCCTGAACCTGCTCAGTAGGTAAGGCACCTGCCTCTTGGGTGGCAGAAATATAGTCGCCTGCTCGGCAGAAATATAGATCCAGACAGTGCAGATCAGGTGCTCTTTCAATAATTCTTACGTAGTACGCAAGCATAGCTGAAACGTCTTTATTATGCATATTAGTAAAGATGCAAGAGGCCCAATAGGAAGCATACTTCGTCAAGTTATTTTAACTACACCCTAGGTCTTTTACCAACCGCCATCGAGCCTATGAAAGAGAAATGCAAACCAAGTTAATCTGCCTATTTGAGCAGTAATATTAAAAGGCACAATAGACAGGGACGCTGAGCATGTCGATTACTTTAAGGAGTAGCGACTACCACAATAGCAGCTTACCCACATTTCCGAAAACCTAGGCCAAAACAGATAGCTCACCACCCAAACATAGCTAAGGCATATTGTGGCACTTGGCCAGAATGGTGGTTACCAGCAATGAAATGAAACACTTCTGGAAATGCTCTAGCGCAGCACCTCGGACTGAGACCCCTTCCACAGTGCGAAAACTGAGCTGCAGTCGTTTGCGCTTGTAGAAAGGCTAAACTATAAACGTCAGGAAGATATTAAAAGCTTCCATCACAAGATCGCGCGAGACTGAACATGGACAAGAAAAAGGGAACCAATTTTGGTTGGGAAGACCTACGTTTTGACCGGAGCGCACTAAGAAAAACCCCCGCTTCGCCTGGGCAGTTTGTTATTTCCGCCTCAGGTATCTTGGAATGCCATTCGGGCGACATCGAGCGACATCCGAACTGACAAATCGAGAGCATTGATATAGAGACGTGCGGTATGTTTCGAGAAGTCACTTGGATTGCGGATTGTGTTCGCGATGCCCTAAGGGGAAAAAAAGGAATTATTACAATAGGGCAATACGAGATGCTAGCCGCACGGATTTCAATCAGAGACCACTGGGGCAATTTTGTATTCGCAGCAAAGTTCAAACCTGAAGACGACCAAGTGGACTGGATCAGTCCATGCCGAAATATCCAAGAAGAAAAGGCAGTGGCTGAATCTGTAGGGAAAACTCTTGCGGAAGCGAAGTTTGAACGAGAGTGGGAAAACTACTCCGCAGCCAAGGAGCTAGAGATTTACGCGCACTTACTCGCCGGCAAGCTAACTCATCCTAAGTGGCGAGAACCGATGCTTTCCCTACTAAGTCTAAGACGGAAACTTTCATAGCCTTATCGCTTTGAATGCTGGCAAAAACTCCTAGCGAAGCTAGCGTATCCAACGCCAACATATAGCGCACTCCGAACTCACTTTCTGTAAGACGCAGAATCGAAGTGTGTCAATACCATTGAACCCCAACGCACAGACAAGACTCCATACCGCCTGTCACAATCACGTTAGGGGCCTTCCATTCGTACCTGCCCGCCCGGTCGTCAGTTGAGTTAAACCTTACTGAGGCGTTTCGCTCTCACCCGTACAGCAATGCATTCTTCGTGGCGTTATGAACAATCAGCAGCTCCAGGTTCTGCTCGTGGAAGACGAGCCCCTCGTCCGGGAATTGATGAAGGACCTATTGAATGACCTGGGCAACGCTGTGATCGAATGCGACCGGGCCGACGCGGGCCTGGCGTGCCTCGAGTCCAACGCCGATCACATCGCTTTGTTGGTCACCGACATCCTCACGCCGGGCAGTCTCAACGGCCATCAGCTCGCCCAGATCGCCGCTCTGCGCTGGCCCGGCCTGAAGGTGCTGATCACCTCAGGCTATGCGGATGCCAGCACCCACCACCTACCGCCCAATTCAACCTTCGTAGCCAAGCCCTGGTCCTATCAGCAGCTCGAAGAAGCCATCCGAGCGCTGATGCAGTAGCGGCGAAGCTATTGAAAATACGAAGCCATATGGACTGATTATTGATACAGTCCGCGCCTTCCTACGGCCTGGTCTTGGTCTGATGCTGAATTTGACGTCCTTTCGGGTGGTAGTGGTCGAAGACGATCCCATGCTGGGCCAGATTCTCGAAGACCTCCTCGACGAGCGCGGTGCTCACTGCACAAGGTTCTTGAACGCCGATGATGCCCTGCTGGCCCTGCTCTGCGATGGGCAACCGGATTTGCTTGTCACCGATCACCTTGTACCTGGGCAGCTAACAGGTGGCGATCTGGCCAACCTGCTGATCAGCCGCTGGCCTACTTTGCCGATCATCATCACAACGGGCTACGGCTTCGAGATCCGGGCCGATCTGCCGGCTAATGTGGTCTATCTTCAAAAGCCTTGGATGCCGGCAGCGTTGGAGTCTGCGATATCTCAGGCGCTGCAGTGAGCAACGCCCCGCTTAAGGTTTAGTGGCCCAACAGCCTATCCACTCGAGCGGCTAAGGCATCAATGGAGAAGGGCTTAGTCAGCACCTCCAAGTCAGATTTGAGCTGCCCTTCATCCTGAAAGGTCGCGTCAGCATAGCCGGTGATGAAAAGCACCTTGAGTGCAGGGCGCGCCGTCCGAGCGGCCTCGGCCAACTGTCGACCATTCATGAGACCCGGCAGGCCCACGTCCGTGATCAGCAGATCGATCCGGCCATCAGCGTTCAAGATCTCCAGCCCACCCGCACTTCCTGACGCCTCAAGCGTGGTGTAGCCCAGGTCGCCAAGGATCTCGGTGGCCAGCATTCGCAGCACTGGCTCATCCTCCACCACCAGCACCACCTCCCCGCGCCCTTTCGTTTCCGGCTCTGCTGCTGTCCCATCGAGGCAATCACTCGCCAGGTCATGCTCGTTGCACCGCGGCATGTACAAGCACATCGTCGTGCCTTCACCCAGGGTCGAATCGACCTTGATCCAGCCGCCGGACTGCTTGGCGAAACCGTAGATCATCGACAGGCCCAGGCCGGTACCCTCCCCGACCGGCTTGGTCGTGAAGAACGGATCGAAGATCCGATTCACCAGCTCAGGAGGTATGCCGGTCCCCGTGTCGATCACACAGAGGGACAGGTAATCTCCCGGCTCCATATCCAAACTCTCCGCAGCGGGATTCTCGAAGCGGTGATTGGAGGTCTGGATGGTGATGCGGCCACCACCATGCATGGCGTCCCGTGCGTTGATGCAGAGGTTGAGCAGCGCGTTCTCCAGTTGGGGCGGATCGATCCGCGCATGCCAGAGCTCGGGCTCGGCAATGACCACGATCTCGACCTGCGGCCCTACCGTTCGACTGATGAGGTCGGTCATATCCGTTACCAGCGCATTGACGTCCGTCGACCGCGGATCGAGTGCCTGCCGGCGCGAAAAGGCCAGCAACCGATGCGTCAAGGCGGCCGCCTTGCTGGAGGCGCCCAGGGCTGCACCTATGTAGCGATCCAGATCTTTCAGCCGTCCTTGGTTGAGTCGCATTCTGAGCAGCTCCATGGCGCCATTGATGGCCGCCAGCAGGTTGTTGAAATCGTGCGCCAGACCGCCAGTGAGCTGGCCTACCGCTTCCATCTTCTGGCTCTGCCGCAAGGCGTCCTCGGCCGCGGCTAAAGCCAATGCCTGCTCCTTGTCTTCGGTGACGTCACGCCCTACGCCGATCATGAAGCCGTCCGCGGCCTGGGCCGTCCAGGAGATCCACCGATAGTCACCACCCTTGCTGCGGTAGCGATTTTCGAATCGCGAGAGTCGAATGTTGTGCTCGGTGATATCTCTTGCAGCCCCCCGGGTATAGGCCAGGTCTTCTGGGTGGATGAGCTCGAAGAAACTGAGCCCGATCAACTCCTCGGGCAGCCAACCAAGGATCTCCCTCCAAGCCGGATTCGTCCTGACGATGCCCCCTTCGGCGTCGGCGATCAGCATCAAGTCGCCCGAAAGCCGCCAGAGTCGGTCACGATCACGCGTCCGCTCGGCGACCTGAATTTCCAAAGACGCTGCGAATTGCTGCAGCTTCCGCTTGGCTCGACGCCTGCTGGTAGCCACCTGCGTCAGCGCCGCCATGTCCGCGATGAAGTCCAGCTCCTCAGCCAACCAGACCCGCGGTCGATCACTGTTGACGAAAAACACAGCTTCCAATCTGCCTTCGTTCATGAAGGGCACATTAACCAGCGCAGCAACGGAGACGGCCGCAAATGCGGCAGAGCCCGGTCGGGTCCGAGGGTCGGCTACGACATCGGTGACGACGACGGTCTGCCCCTCGCGCAGCCCGGTGAGAGCATCACCGTAGTTGCTCAGCCAATGCAGACCGACGCCGGAGGGGAAACCCGGCGTTGTCCAATCACGCTCGATAAACAGGTTGTCCCCATCTGGCTGAATGACCCCATAGCCAACACGCGCCACATCCAAAATCCGCCCAGTGATCTCGGCGGCGAGATACGCGATATCTACCGCCCTATCAAACTCATGCTGCCGGGCACTCAGCTCGATCAGCGCGGCGCGTCGAGCGTCTCTGTGCTTCCGGGCGGTAATATCGGAAAACAACATGGCAATCTGGTTGGGTGCCTGCTGCCCCAGCGGATAGGCATAGACGTCGTAGTGCCGGTTGTTCAGTGACGAGACCAGGTGCTCGAAATGCACGGCCTTCCCAGTAGCCAACATCTCGGCGTACCGCTCGGCCCAGGGAGACTCACCCAGCGACGCCAGGTCACCCATCCAACGCCCGGTGATATCGGTCAGGCCCGTGATCTCGCCGAACGCCTTATTCACCTTGAGGAAGCGGTAGTCCTCCGGTGTACCCAAGTTGTTGCAGCGGACCTCGACGATGCAGAAGCCGATGGCAATGGCGTTGTACAGTTGCCGATAGTTCGCCTCCTGCTCAGCCACCGCCAGCTCGTTGAGCTTGGCCTGGGTAATATCGCGGGATACGGACAGGATCCGCCGGGGCTGACCAGCCTCATCGAAGATCGGCGTGACCTGGACATCCCACCATTTCGCGTTGCCCTGGAAGGTCTTGGCCTCTCCCTGGAAGCGGCCCATCTTGCCTTCACGGGCCGCCTGCAACGCTCTCCTCGCCTCCTGGTTATTTTCTCCCTGCCAGAAGTTGGGCCACGGACAGCCCTTGATCGAGTTGAAGTCGCTGATCTCCATCAACGCCTGCCCGCCCTCGTTCATGTAGGCGACGCGTCCCTCCAGATCGAGGACCTTGATGCAGTCTCCCGAGGCAGCCAGGATGCTACGAAGAAAGGCCGAGTCGGCCTTGTACTGCTCCGCCGCCGCCAGCTCCTGACGCAGGCGATCGTTTTCAATAGTAAGCGCGGCGAGGGTTTGATCAAAAGTATGGGTTCGGCGAGTCATTAAGAGAGCAGCGAGCGAGGAGAGATGACGCGCGGATTATCAGACAGCATCGTGTTCACTTCCCAAGCGAAACGACAGAAGGCAATACCGTCATACAAATGGCGAAGCGCGCGGCTCGCTGAGTAGGGCCCTGTGCCCCATTGTGTCACCTCGCGCGGGCCCGCTCACGCCTCTAGGCAGGCCACCTACGCTCCAGCGGCCCAGAAGTAAGAGCCAGGTCCAGCACAAGCAGATAGACCCTCTCCCGATCGTCCCAGGATAAGCCCCTTACGGCCTCCAGCAGTCGCGCCTCGTACTCACAGGCTGCCGAAGGCACGGGTTGTCGTCCGGATACCGTCAAAGGGGCTTTCCTGAGCTGTTCCATGGGTACTGCACACTCCTTTTTACTGTATACAAAGACAGTACAATTTGTGATGCAGTTCGCCAACTATCGAAAGCGGCCTGATACAAAAAGCCCAGCACATGGCTGGGCTTCTGCGTTTGTGGCCAAGGCCTTCAGGACTTGCTGGAATCTAAGCCGCCATCCGCTGCGGCCATGGCGAAAGCCATACGGCGGACCGACTCTTTGTTGTAGTCGGACATACCTCTGACGTAGAGAAGAATCTCCGCCTCAAGCGGCCCGACAGAAGCTTCGCTGATGGCAGTGGAGCGTTGCCCCGTGATGACGAAGGACACGTCTACACCTGCGCGGGATAGCGCTTCCAGATACAGAGCGTCCGGACTCCGCTCATCCTTCTCATACTTCACTTGGGCGTTTGTCTTCACGCCGCCAATTTCGCCGAAAACCCCCTGAGACATGCCGAGGCGCTCGCGCTCCTCCTTCAACCGGCTGCCGATTGAACTCATTTGAATAGACTTACCCTGTTGACTTAACTCATTTGAGTGATACAGTTCGCCTGACTTAACTCATTTGAACGAATTTGAACTATGACAGCGCTACGCACGCCGGCACAAGCACGCAAGGTCTTGGAGCGCGAGGGCAGGAGCATCGCGGACTTTTGCCGTGAGCATGACCTTGATGCGTTCACCGTCTACCAGGTACTGGCAGGCAAGAAGAAGGGGAAAAGAGGCATGGCCCACCGCGCTGCGGTATTGCTTGGCATCAAGGATGGAGAGGTAGCCACCGCTAAGGCTGAACAGTACGGACCAACGGCCCAGGGAGAAACTGGAAGATGAAACGCCCTGCCCTAGAAACCCGGCGTCAGGTCATCAGCGCGGTGATCTGCGCCTATCCGGGCGGTCGTGAGTGTGCGGCCGCCCGTCTCGGCCTGCCGCTCAAGAAATTCGACAACCACGCCTACGAGATCGCCGGCTGCCGCCCGTTCAATGACCAGCAGATCCTACTGCTGGAGCAGGAGACCGGCACCACCCACCTGGTTGACTACCTCGCGGCTCAATACGGCGGCTTCTTCGTCCGCCAGGCCAAAGTCGCCGACCTGGACAACCTGGATCTTTACGCCCGTAGCGTCGAGACAGCCGTCAGACGCGGACGGCTGAACCAACTCATTGCCGAGGCACTTGAAGACGGCGTGATCGATGAGAAAGAGGTCGTCACGCTCTTGGCCGCACACCGCCACTACATGGCTGGCAGCAGCGCAGAGATGCACGCGGTAGTCACCCTCCACTCTCGCAGGCCCCGCTAGCCGCAGTACCAATCCCATACGACCTGCCAGGGTGGCAGGCGAGTAGTCGGCGCGGAGCGCCAGAACCCGGCCAAGCCGGAGCCGTGAACAGCGGCGGGAGTCACGATGCAGTTTTTATGGAAGCTGTTTGGCAAGACGAAGAAGGGTCGTTTTCGGTGCGAGATCTGCGGCGCCCCCTTGATCTGCCGGACCAGCTGGTACGAACACATCTTCATGCGCCGTGAGCTGTACCAATGCGACTTTGTGCCGTGCAGCCAAAGCTACTGGGGCCGAACCGAGCTGACCCATGCTGCAAACCGGAGCGGCCTACCAGGCTCGCCGCCCTCTCAGTTGCCAATGCAAAACGAGGACTACGTGCGTATGGCAGCGCACGTCTATCGTTACAACCAGCACCTCGAATCGCAGAAGAAGGGTGAAAAACAGCTAGACCTGTTGGAAACCGACCTGGAAGACCATCATCAGCCTGGTATGGAGGACGCCGCATCGTGACCACAACCAACTACCCCGTTGACTACCTCGACACGATGCAGTCAGCTGCCCTGGTCTACCTACGTAAGCACGATAGCCAGCACCTCGGACGTAGCCAGGCGCTTAAGGATGCAGCTGTCGAGCACCTGCAGCTGATGGGCGTGCCGCAGCGTACCGCTGAGCGCCTGGTCGTCCGCGCCTGTGATCAATTCGAAAGCCTCAAGGGCCATCGCTTTCTGGACATCGATTCCAGCACCGGCGACGTCGTCGTCCTGGTCAACCCGGCCACCGGCCTGCGCTATCGCATCCCGGTCCAGGAGATCTTCGACGCCCTGATCGACGAAGACCCTGGCACCCAGCGAACCATCCGCTAACCCCCTGACTGCCTGATCCATGCCCGCCTTGCGTGGGTATGGGTGAACTGCGCCTTTTTGCAGCGAGAACCACCATGCCGAACACCCTTCCCGTCCAGATCGAGCTGCCGCCGGCGGTCGCCGAAACCTTCGCCCGCTGGCTCCAGGGCCGCGCCGATTACACCGTCAACCAGCACTGGAATGAGCCCCGCTACGTCCGCATCGAGGACACCGACAAGCGCCGCGCCGCCATCCTGCGCCGCTTCCCCTCCATGCTCGCCGCCCACCAGACCGCCAGCCAGATCCGCGCTCAGCTCGCCCAGGTGGAGTGCTGAGCATGTACGCGATGGATCACCAGCTCCGCGCCGACGTGCTGCAGCGCCTCGAGGGCGACCTCGGGATGCGGCACATCAGCGGGACGAACTACATGCGGAAGGGCGAGTGCCCGGCCTGCCACAAGCGCGAGCTGTTCACCGATCACCGCGCGCCCTGGGTGCTCAAGTGCGGCCGCGAATCGAAGTGCGGCCAGAGCTGGCACGTCAAGGAGCTCTACAGCGACCTCTTCGAAGACTGGTCCGAACGCTTCAAGCCCACCAGTGACGCCCCGGCCGCCAGCGCCGACGGCTACCTCCAGTTCGCCCGCGGCTTCGACCTGAGCCTGATCAAGGGCTGGTACAGCCAGGAGAACTACTGGGACCGCGCCCAGGGCCTCGGCTCGGCCACCGTCCGCTTCGCCCTGGCCAAGGGCGGCTACTGGGAACGGCTGATCGATCGCCCCTCGCGCTTCGGCAAACAGAAGGCCCGCTTCCAGCCCGGTGCCAGCTACCGCGGCGTCTGGTGGTGCCCACCAAGCCTCGACCTGCAGACGGTCCAGGAGCTCTGGATCGTCGAGGGCATCTTCGACGCCATCGCCCTGACCCACAACGGCATCGCCGCGGTCTCGGCCATGAGCAGCAACGCCTATCCCGAGCAGTCCCTCAAGGACCTGGCCAGCGCGCGCCAGGGCAAGCTGCCAAAACTGATCTGGGCGCTGGACAACGAGCCCGGCGCTCACCGCTACACCCGCCGCTGGGCCCGCCAGGCCCGCGAGCTGGGCTTCAAGTGCGAGGCCGCTCAGATCCCGCAACCGGGCAGCCGCAAGGTCGACTGGAACGACCTGCACCAGCGCTGGGCCTTCGAGCAGCACGATGCGAAGCGCGAGGAGCGCCGCAACCAGGACCTCAAGGAGGCGCAGTATCACGGCGCCCTGCTGCTGGCCGACACCGCCGCGGAGAAGGCGGTGCTGATGTACGAATGGCGCGAGCGCCACGAATTCCACTTCACCTTCGAGAGCCGCCTCTACTGGTTCAAGCTCGACCTGGACAAGTACAACAAGGCCCTCACCCACATCGAGGAGTCCGAGCGCGACGAAGACCGCGAGCTGACCACCAAGCAGCAGCGCGACAAGGCCATGCGCCTGGCCGGCAACGTGGTGGAGATCGCCAACTGCGCGCCCCAGGCGCTGTACTTCCAGCGCAACGAGGTCACCGACGAATCCTGGTACTACTTCCGCGTCGAGTTTCCCCACGACGGCGCCCCGGTGAAGAACACCTTCACCGGCGCCCAGGTCGCCGCCGCCAGCGAATTTAAGAAGCGCCTGCTCAGCATGGCCGCCGGCGCGGTCTTCACCGGCAGCGGTACCCAGCTGGACAAGATCATGAAAGACCAGCTCTTCGGCCTGAAAACCGTGGAAACCATGGACTACGTCGGCTATAGCCGCGAGCACGGCTGCTATGTGTTCGGCGACCTGGCGGTGCGCGACGGCCAGCTGCATCAGGTCAACGACGAGGACTACTTCGACTTCGGCAAACTGCGCCTCAAGACCCTGCAGAAGACCATCGGCCTCAAGCCCAACTCCGCCGCCGGCGACTACCGCAGCGACTGGCTGCCGCTGCTCTGGACCTGCTTCGGTGCCAACGGCCTGACCGCCCTCACCTTCTGGTTCGGCTCGCTGTTCGCCGAGCAGATCCGCGCCCGCTACCAGTCCTTCCCCTTCCTGGAAGCCACCGGCGAGGCCGGCGCTGGCAAGACCACCCTGCTGACCTTTCTCTGGAAGCTGTTCGGCCGGGCCGGCTACGAAGGCTTCGACCCGTCCAAGTCCTCTACCGCCGGCCGCAGCCGCGCCATGGGCCAGGTCGCCGGCATGCCCATCGTGCTGATCGAAGGTGATCGCAACGACCCAGAGAAGGCCCACGCCAAGAGCTTCGACTGGGACGAACTGAAGGACTTCTTCGGCGGCGGCACCCTGCGCACCCGGGGCATGAAGACGGCGGGCAACGAGACCTACGAGCCGCCCTTTCGCGGCACCATCGCCATCAGCCAGAACGCCCCGGTCAGCGCC